CGGCTGAATTAGAGGATTATGGGCATACCTTAAAACCAAAGGAACTGGCTGCTCATTATACGGATGGGTTGTTAGACCCTATACGGATGCCGCGATATGTATTGAAGGATTTGGAAGCTGATTTAGGTCAATATGGATACGCCGGACAAATGGGGCAGGACCCGACACCCCCAACTGGGGGTATGTTTATAATAGGGATGTTTAATTATACGGAGACCATGCCCCCCGCTCACCATATAATAGAGAGCGTGAGATACTGGGATAAGGCAGGAACTAAGGAAGTTTTAGAAATGGGTAAACCTAAACAAGGCCAGGGCGCCCGGACTGCTGGGGTAAAGATGCACTTATTGGAAAATGGGAAATGGCTTATAAGTGATGTGGTGAAAGGCCGTTGGGCAGCGGTGGAGCGTGAAAAGAAAATAAGAGCAGTGGCAGAAGCTGATGGAGTGAAGGTGACGATATACCATGAACAGGAACCCGGCAGCGGCGGGAAAGAATCAGCAGAAGCCACCAATACTAATCTTGACGGTTTTAAAGCATACGCGGAGCGACCGGTTGGGGATAAAATATATCGGGCAGATCCATATAGTGTTCAGGTAAATAATGGAAACGTTATATTACTCAAAGGGGAGTGGAATAAGGAATTTGTAGAAGAGCATAGGTTTTTCCCGTTTAGCAGATTAAAGGATCAGGTAGATGCCGCAGGCGCCGCTTATAGCAAGTTAAGCAGGTTAAAGAGGGCAGGTCCGATCGGAGGATCAAAGAAATAAACTTTGTATAAAAAATAAAGGACATGGAACAAGAAATTGTAAACAAAATACAGGTATTGACTGACCTCGTTGCGCGTGCAAGGTTATCCGGGGTATTAGGTGCTCAATATGGCGGGGATCGAGAGTTGTATAAGGTGTTAGGGTATAAGGAAGAACTTACTTACTCTGATTACTGGCAGCAATATTCGCGGCAGGATATAGCAGCAGCGATAATAGATAAACCAATCGATGCTACATGGCGGGGGTCTATATCAATAGAGGAAAATACGGAAGCAGAAATCACTCCTTTAGAAAAGGCATGGGATGATATATGTGATGACTTGAAAATAAAGACCAAACTTGTATCGTTGGACAAATTGACATGTATAGGTCGTTACGGGGTGCTGTTTATGGGATTGTCTGATACGGTAACTAAGGAACAGTTATTGCTCCCGCCCAAATCGGGGGTTAAATTGAATTATATAAAGGTATTCAGTGAGAGTCAGGCAGAGATATACAAGTTGGAAACCGATCCTTTCAATCCGCGTTATGGACAACCGGTGATATACGTATTGAAATTTCAGGAGGATGGAAATGGAACTGTTAATGAGTTTAGAGTTCACCACACGAGAGTAATCCATATTGTCCGGTCATCATTGAATAATGATATATACGGAACTCCCGTTCTGCAAAAGGTATTTAATAGGTTAGTGGATTTGGAGAAACTAACGGGGGGATCAGCGGAAATGTTCTGGCGCGGGGCTCGTCCGGGATATGCGGGTAAACTTGACGAGGGCTTTTCCTTATCTCCAAATGATGAAGATGCGTTATTGAAACAATTAGATGAATATGAACATAATTTAAGGCGTATATTTATTAATCGAGGGATAAGCATGGAGAGTATGTCACCACAGGTGAGCGATCCATCAAGTCATGTAGATATACAGATTCAAATGATTAGCGCCCAAACGGGAATTCCGAAACGTATATTAACAGGAAGTGAGCGCGGAGAGTTATCCAGTAGCCAGGACACGGATCAATGGAAGGAGACCATACAATCACGGAGAGAAGAATACGCCGAACAAGTAGTGTTGCGGCCGTTTATAGATAAGTTAATTGAATACGGGGTACTGCCCGCTCCAAAGGAGAAAAAACAATATGGTATTCGATGGGTTGACTTATATGCTATCGGAGATAAGGAGAGGGCAGAGATTGGGAAAATACGTTCGGAGGCATTAAGACAATATGCCAGTCAGCCAGGGGCGGAGTTTATAGTGCCGCCGGATGCGTTTCTGGAATATTTCCTGGGATTAAGCGGGGATGAAATTGCGCTTATAAATACGATGAAAGATGATATGATGATAGAAGAAGGGGTGGATATAGGAGATGATGAGGATGAGGGTATAGCCTCACCCACTCCTGAAACTGGTATTATAGAGGAATAAGGTATGATAGCGGTAAAACATATATGTAATCATAGTTTGGGCGTTTATGCTGCCGGGGATAAATATGACCCGACACGCACCATAACCTTGCGAAAGGCATTTGTGACAGATATAAGCAAGCGATTTAGGGCGCTAAGGGGCGAAATACGACGTGTACTGGTAGATAAAGATTTATTGGGGTTAGGGGATGGTAAAGAGTTAACTGGCTTTAAAACGCATGCTTTTGGCTTTGAAACAAGCGCCGATAAGGTAAATAAGTTCATGCTATGGCTGCAAGGACAGGTTGATGATAAGTTACTACAAGTGCGCCAAATGCCCCAGTTTGGAAAAGGGTCACAAAAGCCGTGGACGGATTTATATATACAAGATTCATACGCCAGAGGTGTTCAGCGGGCACGGTACGAAATGGGAAACATAGGTATGGCCGTTCCCGGTATAGATAAAACAGGTGGGATTCATACCAGCATGGGAACACCCTTTCACATGGAGCGCGTGGCGCTATTATACACCCGGACTTATACCGAGTTGAAGAATATAACAAACGAAATGAGTAATCAATTATCCAAAGTATTATCGCAGGGGATGATTGACGGGGACGGGCCGATGGTAATTGCCAGGAAATTAAATAAAGCGATATCAGGGATTGGTAAGGATATAAGCATTACGGATACATTGGGAAGATTTATACCAGCGGAACGCCGGGCGAAAATGTTAGCGCGGACAGAGATTATACGGGCACACCACATGGGAAATATACAAGAATATAAGAGTTGGGGGGTGTTAGGGGTAAAAGTTCAAGCAGAGTTTAGAACGGCAAATGATGGCCGGGAATGTGAACGTTGTAGTCAGATAGCTGCGGATGGTCCTTATACGTTGGATGAAATAGAGGGGATGATACCTGTCCATCCAAATTGTTTTATCGATAAACAGATTCCCATTTATACATCGGAAGGCTGGAAACCTATTGGAGATGTTGAAATCGGAGATTTGGTGCTCACACATAAACGCAGATTTAAAAAAGTGTACGCATTACCACGACATCAAGAACAAGCCAATGTTGTGACTTTTAAATTTAAAGGATATCTTAATTTATCTATGACGGAGAATCATCCTGTACTTGTTGAAGGAGGTACATGGAAACCAGCAAAGGATTGTGTCGAAGGAGAAAAAATAATGCTGTTGGGAAATACGTGCAAGCGTTGTGGGGAACCAATACCTTATTTTAGAAAATATTGTTCTCGTACGTGTTTAAGTAAAGATATAACAGAGAAACAATGGAATGATCCTAAACATAGAGAAAATGTATCAAAAAAAGTGCGGAAAAATATGCTTGAACAGTATGCAACAGGGAAACGAGACGGTTCCAAAATAACAGAAAAAGCGCATGGTGTAACACGAGAAATTGTCAAGAGAGGGACACACCCTTTCCAGAACCCCGAAGTAAACAAGAAAGCTCAATTGACGGCGAATACACCCGAAAACAGAAAGAGAAATTCAGAACGGATGAAAAACAATAATCCAATGAAAGATCCGGTGGTCAAAGAAAAAGCAAGAAAATCATTAGAGAAATTGTATGCAGAACATCCAGAAAAGCGTTTGAATGTGCGAATGGCTAAACATCGAAAAAGTGGAGTCTTTACATGGATTGAACAAAGAATGAGTTTGTGTTTAGATAAGATGGGTGTACAATACGTTTCACAATATCCAGTTTTGAGATATAATTTAGATTTTGCAATTCCAGAATTAAAAATAGGTATTGAGTGCGATGGAGAGCAATGGCACCAAGATAAGGAAAAAGAACGGATTAGACAGGAAAGATTAGAAAAAGAAGGTTGGTCTGTTCTCCATTACTCGGGTGCGCAAATTAATCAACACATTGATGAAATTGAACTTGAATTAACAAGAATCTTATGCAACCATCTCGGGGATTATCAACTTATCCCTTGGGAAGTGGAATCTATTAAACATTGGAAAATGAAAAGAAAAATGCCTATGTACAATTTAAGTGTTGAAGAAGATGAGTCGTACGTTGCCAAGGGTGTCGTTGTTCATAATTGTCGGTGTATGGCTTTACCCGTGAATCCGGAGGATATACCGAGTGAGGTAATGAAGAGCAGGGAGGAGAAAGCCGCAGCGGAAAAATAAAAAACATACTAAAATAAAATAAATTCAAATGAATTCAGTTATAAATAGAAAGGACATCTAAGCATGATACATATACATAAAGGAACGGCAACGGCATATACCGTAAGAACAAAGGTACTGGATGGCAAATCTTATATTGTCGCCCCGGTGGTTATGATGGTGGAGGGAGTCCACGCCGGCAGCAAGGGTGCCGTTTTTCACAGTATAGAAGAGCTTGGAAAATACCCTAATACATGGGACGGTATGCCCGTTTTAGTAAAACATCCGATGGATAATTCCGGGAATTATATATCCGCCAATAGTTTATCGGTAGTTGAGGATTGTATTGGAAGGGTGTATAACACCCGTGTCGATGGAACGCGGTTAAAGGCAGAAGTATATATAGACAAGGACAAGGCCGCCAAAAAACAACCATCCGTTCTGGCATATATCAATCAGAATAAGAAGTTGGAAGTAAGTGTGGGGGTATTTACTGATGCCGTGATGCAGGATGGCGAATGGGAGGGAGAGGCTTATAAGGAGATTGCTATCAATCACCGTCCTGATCATTTAGCTTTATTGCCGGGGGATGTGGGTGCATGTAGTTGGGAGGACGGGTGCGGCATAAGAACCAATTCAAGGGGTGAAATCAACACCAATTCAAATAATCTTACCACGGATATAAGTGAGGAAACGGTAAGACAATTCAACAACCACGGGTATCGTATAGAGCCGATGGTTAATTCCTTGAGTTACGGACAGCGTATGGATGCGATCAATGCCGCGCTGCCTGTTGGCATGAAGGGGGATTTTACTTATATTGAAGAATTGTATGAGGATTATGTTATCTACCAAGTTAGCCCGGCAGGTGACGGAAAACGGGAATTTTTTAAACAAACGTACAATATCCTTGCGGATGGTACGGCGGAAATGACTGGAAACCCGGTCAAAGTAAGCAAACAAATCAGTTATATTAATGTAAATAAAAAAGAAAAAGTTATGGACAACAAAAAGAAACCATGCTGCGAGGAAAAAGTTAACCAATTAATTGCAAATACTGCAACGAAATGGGGCGAAACTGACCGCGAGTGGTTGTTAGAACAAGACGAAACGACATTGGAAAAACTTATACCGGAGCCACAAAAACCGGTGGAAATGGCAAAGCCGGTAACCGTCAATTTGGATCAAGTGCGTGAGGTTATGAAGGGTGTTAAGGACGTGGAAACTCATCTGGAGATGATGCCGGATGCTATGCGTGACCAAATGCAATCCGCGCTGGCCGTACATGCCGCTCAGCGGGCACATCTTATAAACAAAATCACCACCAATGCGAAAGATATATGGGAAACCAAAGATTTGGAAGCAATGGGTACGGATATGCTGACTAAGATTGCCGCGACTTTTCCTGCCGAAAAAGAGGAAAATGCTACAATGTATATGGGTAATCCTATAAGTGTAAATCAGGAAACAGAGGAAGTGTTACTTCCCAATTTTTAAATATAGAAAGGAAAACGTATAATGATAAGAAAAACAATTAAAATCAAAAAGTACTCAGATATCATTGAAGAGTATATCGCAGGTGGAGTAATCACGCCTGGCCATTTAGTCGCGCTTAATTCGGACGGGGAAGTAATTGTCCATGCAACTGAAGCGGGTGTTATATTGCCCATGTTCGCATTGGAAGACGAACTACAAGGAAAGGGGATCGATGATGCTTATAAAGAGGACGATCGCGTTCAAGTATGGATTCCTGGTAGAGGGGATGAAGTATATGCTTTGCTTGCTGCGAATGAATCCGTCAATATAGGGGACTATTTGGTTTCTAAGGGTGGCGGGACGTTAAAGAAACTTGCATCGGACACCGTGGCCGATAGCCAAATCATTGGATTTGCCGTGGAGGCAGCAGGTTCCGTTAACGTGGAGCGGGTAATTGTCAAAATTATATAAACAAAAAAATAGAAAGGATATATTAAATGGAGAAGCATATAGATTTTGTTGGCCGTAATGGTGGACAAGGAGAAGTTGCGGGACAAATAATGGCTAACGGAAAATTAAACGTTGGTTTATTGCGTCCGTGGATTGGGGTAAATGGACGAACTTATGCAACAGTGTATAAGGGGGCAGGCGATCCAAAAAAACCTGAAAACTATCAGAATATAATGATCAATGCGGCGGGAACATTGCGCCGGGATGAGTGGAAACAATTGGATGAAGCAATTATACCGATTGTGGAATCACGGCTGGTTGGAGTGCAGGATTTGATCACGAAAGGACTTACATATAACCTGGGAAATGCAATGGGTACCACGGTTTTAGAAAGTCACACCATGTCCGATGCTATGCAGGCAGAATTGACGATGGACGGGGTATCCCGCAGTAAAGGGGATCGCCCAACGTTTAATACCAATTATTTGCCGATTCCCATCATTCATGTAGATTACGAAATCAATGCACGGGTATTGGCGGCCAGCCGTTCATTAGGAAATGCGTTAGATACGACCTCAGCAGAACGCGCAGCCCGCAAGGTTGCAGAATATTTGGAAAGCATGTTATTTACCAAAAAACAATATGCGTTTGGTGGAGGGGTTATATCCAGTTATCTGAACTATACGCATAGAACCACACATACGTTCACCGCGTGGAATGCTGTTGGTAAAAAAGGAAGCGATATAATTGCTGATGTATTGGCCATGAAACAGAAAATGATCAATAAACATTTCTACGGACCATATACCATCTATGTCCCTACCGCATATGAAACGGTATTGGATAGCGATTACGCCACAAGCGGCACGGCCACGCAAACAATCCGGGATCGTATATTGAAAATCGGC